TCTTTGATAATCGTTCATCATAAACTTAGGATAAATGCCTTCTAGCTTACCAAAGACATAAGCAGTTTTTAATGCAATCTTATGTTGTTTAGAAGTCCCTTGATCAATTAAGAAAGCTTCTTCAGCATCTTCATTCTTAGCAACCCTAGCTTCTATAAAAGCATCAAGCTTTTTAGTGTCTTGATTTGTTTTTCCAAACTCGTATGCAGTAACACTATCATCTTTATTAGAAAGAAGAACATGTTCACCAAGTTTCTGTCTTTGTCTACTAGCATTTAACTTACCTAAAGACAGTTCTGTTTTAGCAAGCTCTAATGCTCCCTGTTGTTCTATATAATTTGTGTAAATAGTTGGCTTGCCGTTTTGTTCGGTACTAAACGCCATGTTTTTAAGGTATTCATTTAAAGCACCAGTAACCTTACCAACGTTATCAGGATCGTCTTGATACTTTAGAACAAGTTCATTTGTTTTTCTTTGTATATCAATTGATACTTCGTTCTGGTACCTGTCCAGTATTACCCTTTGGTAAGCTTGTCCTGCTGTTCTTCCTAAGAAACCTTCACCATTTAGTTCATTTAATGCTTCTGGCTTTCCAGTTAAGGGATTAATATTAACAATAGACTTTGAGTCAGCTTGAAATGCTAGCTCTGTACCTTCTTTAGTAGCTTGAGCGCCCATTTCCTTAATAGATGCTTGCACAATTTGATTGGCTGCTCCACCAATACGACTATACTTTTCTACACCGCCAGTATTTACAGCCCTAACACCAACAGGTCCAACTGAACTACTCCCCAATCTTTCTCTTATTACTGGCATTAGGCTACGTCCTTATTACTTTTAAATATATTGCTAACAGACGGAGGCATATTAATAGCCATGTCAGCTAGATTAGTTAAGAAGTTAGCATTAGATGTAGCCCTCATTCCTGCTGCTGCATTTTGACCATATGTATAAGATGTTGCAGCTTGGGCTGCATACTTTGCCTCAAGAAGTCCAGATTGTCTTTCTATATTACCAATATCTTCCCCCATTATCTCTCTGTTTTTCTTAAGGTAAGCATCTACAGATCTTTGAGAAGAAGCAATTTTTGCACTAAAAAAAGCAGTGTTCTGTTTTTCAGCTTCTAGTGCTTCATTTATTCTTCTATTACTTGCGTCTATAGCCTGAGCTTTTGCTAAGAATAACTCAGAAACATACTGACGAGCCTCAAGCTCACCAACTTTTTTTCTTTCTTCCGCAGCTTTTTTCTCTGCACTTCTTTGCTTTAAAGTACCTACAACACTTAAACCTGCTGCTATTAAGGGTAACATCAGAAAGATACCTCCGCGACTAAACCATTAACTTGTATAAACATAGGTGCAGTTTGAGTTACTGTAATCTGAGGATCTTTATTATATCCCAATAAATAGAACTCCCTTTTGCCTGTGACCGCTTGCCTTGGTTGGCTAAAGTCATTGTTTACTTTTCTTATAATTAATTTTTTGTTGTTTACTGATACGGATAATGTTTCAGACATATCAAGTATAACTCTACTTAAACTTCTAGGCTGTCCTGTTTCTGGACCGATTGCAGTATTAACATCTATAGGATTAGTCTTCAACTCTACATCAAAACCAAAACCCACCTGACAGCTTGTGAGAGAAGCGTCTACAGCCGAAACGTTAATCTGACCACCAGACACAGTAAACTTGCCTAAGTAGTCTGTTGAGCTTATTACATCGACCTCTGCACCATTCTCAAAAAAGTTTGATACAGTGAAAACTCCTGCCGTACCAGTATATGTGTTTCCAAGATCTAAACTTACATTTTGGTTTAATTCAGTAAACACAAAGCTTTTTGTACCTGATCCAAGATTTGTTTTAATAACAGCAAAGACACGATTACCAATAGCAGTAACAGAATGAAATGACCCATTAGTTTCAAACCTTGTCCATCCTGCAACTCCTTCAATACGATTTAAATTGTAGACAGCAATCTCTCCTGTAAAGTTCTGAGCAAACACAAATGATTCAGCAGTGTTTACAGCACCACTAATAACACACATCTGAACAGGATCGCTTATCAAATGAGAAGAAAGCAATGAAATAGGATCAGCCTTATAAGCTTGCTCACTATCATCAAACACAAACTGACGTATCATCTTGCCACCAATCTGACTAAAGATAGTAGCACCATAGAAAGGCTGCGGTCTTACAAACGTAGAACCGAAAGCAGTCTGTCTTTTTACCCTAGCATTTGTAGGCGTAATAGGTTGATTCTCAAATGTAGGAATAAAAAACTCAGAACCTGCCGTGAAGATATGTATGTCTCTGTTGGAAACAAAGTGGCGTATCGTAGCCACCTCGCCAATACTCATTACAAGTTCTAGCGAATCATCATCAGCAGCATCACCAATATCAAAGTTATAATACAACCCAGACTTACTAGCCCATACAGTATCAGGTTGTGCAAGAGTACCACCAAACCATAACCTGTTTTCATGGAAGCCAACAGCAGCAGGATAACCACGCAATGAAGAATATGATTGCTCCATCCATTGTTGTGTTGGTGCATGAGTCACAACTTGTATATTACCACCACCATCTTCAGTAGTATTTGCTGATCCTCCTGCGGTAATCGTATACCTGTTTTCATCAATTACTTTTTGAATAGACCTAGCGCCATTTAGATTTGATGCAGATATATTCCCAACAGCAGAAGCATTTCTTATAGTAATACTATCGCTTGCACTCATACCATGATTTACATGCGTAATCTCTACTGTAGTAGACCCATCAATAGTTCTTAAAGCATTTGGTATTAACTCTACAAATAATTCATCAACTACATTTCCTGTTGCCTGAGTAGCAGATTGAACAGAAGTAATTAGTATCTCAGCATCATGGTAAAGCAAAGTAAGGCCAACATGCTTAGAACTAGCGTAATTACCACCAGACTGACTTCCTGTTGTATCAAAGTATGCTGCGCTTGCTGTAACAGTAATACCAGTTCCAGTAGTCGCAGAAGGATCTAGCGTAACACCAGTTGCATGAAAAGGATAATATGGTTGATAAGTCTTAGCATTTCCTGCTTGAAGCTGAAAAGTAAACTGCTCTACTTGAAAACTATTAAGTCCAGTTCTTACTATTTGCTGACACATAAATGTATTGTGGCTAACAAAAAGAATATCACCACCTTGAGCGTATGTCATTTCATGTAGATATTCTTGATCCCATTGAAGTGCTGCACTATCTACATCCTGAGTTAATGTCGTTGCTAAACTCAATGCACCAGTAGTCGGATTGATAAAAAATATCTCACACTTTTGATGTGAGAACGCTATTACATATTGCTCATCATCTGAGAATATAAAAGGTATAAGCCTTACTTGCTGACGTATAGCAGTGTTTTCTGTAACACCAGTAAAATCATGCAAGGCTTGAAAGCCACCACGTTTAGCTACACCACCTTCAGTTCTTATAAAGAAGTTCTTAACACTCTGAGCAGACGAGTTATAAATAGCAGAATCCGTCCTTGAAACCAAAGACGGACTAATCTCTCCATACTGAAAGTTTGTAATCGGTATTCGTGCTTTTTGCATTAGCTGCGCCTATTCGTAATAAACCTCGATGTTGTAACTTTTCTCGTTGTTTGTTGTTGTGAATCTGTAGATCTAGCCTTTGCTAAAAGTCTTGTATACTGACTTTCCATCAAACCTGCTAAAGATGGATCTCTTATTAAAGCAGTAGCAAACACAACAGCCATTGCATATTCTACACATACAGAAAAATAAGAAGGCCAATCAACCTCACTAGCTCTATAAGTAAAGTCTACTATTAATTCATCTGTTGGAGAAGCATCACAGAATATCTTATTTCCATAAATATTATACTCTATTTGTAAATCTCTTACAGTTACAGCGTGAACAAATAGATAGTCAGGAAGTTGATATGCTGCATCAAACCTTCCAGTAGGAGCGTCAGTTAATCTATTTAATACAGCTTGGTTAGCTGAGAATCTCCATCTAGTAGATGTAAGATTTGTTCTTGCAATATCTTCATACATATTACCTGCAATTAATGCTTCAGTAGTGTCATCATCAAAAGAAGTAATAGGCTCTGCACCAACTAAGATGAGAGCACGACTGCATATGTCAATTGCACTATTTGCCGGTGAACTAATTGCCATAATATATCCTAAGTAAAGTGGGGGCCGAAGCCCCCAACTATTTAGTCACCATCAGTTTCCGCAACAGCAGTACCATCAGATACATCTACAACTGTTCCAGTATTAGAAAGAACAGTACAGAAGTTAGTTGTTGGAACGTTTGTATCGCAAACAATAACCAAGTCACGAACAGCAAGCATATTAGCTGCGCTGTTAAAGTAACCTGATGTGTTCACAGTAGCAATCGCGTCCGCAGATGTGTACATCCACAA